GCTTATAAATTGCCATTCGTAGATGTTAAAGATGGAAAATTGGTTGCTACTTGGGGTGGGGTGTCCAACGCAATGAAAGCAGTTTTAGGAGCAAGAACAGAATTAAAAGTCCCCGAAGAAATTAAAAAGGGTGCTTATAACTTTTTAGCAGGTTACTATAAGAAATTTGATAAAGAAGTCCCCGAGTATAAACAATATTCCGATGAGGAATTTAAACAATTAGATGAAAAACAAAAAGATTTAGATTTAGATAAAAAAATAAAAAAGATTGTTAAAGAAGTTTTGAGTGATGTTTTGAGTGAGGAAAAAGACGGTAAAGATTTAAAGAAAAAAATATTAAATCAAATATCTTTTCATTTAAAACAAAGTGATAAAAATACAAATATTGCTTTACAAAAAATGAAGTTATTAAATGGATTGAAATTAGAAGTTAGAAATTCCAAATAAAAGGGGGTGAGAAAATATGGAAGAAAACAAAGCTCTTATTCAAGAAGTCATCACCGAATTAAAAAAAGGTGTGACTGATGAAGTCCTTTCAGCGGTTGAAAAAAAACTTGCTGATTGGAGAAAGATTTCAGGAATGGATAAATTCAGCGATGATGAAAAACAAAAGGCAGTTGAATACCTAAAATTCAAAGCTATGGGTGATTACGCAAAAGCCAAAGCTTTATCGCCGGGAGTTAATGGTGAAGGCAAAGAATTAATTCCAAGTTACTTAGCGACTGAAATCATTAGGGTTGCCAGTGACTATGGTGTCATAGCTGGAAACTCAAGAAAAATCCCAATGAAAGGAATTAACCTCAACTTTCCTACTATAGCTGATGTGATTTTCACAAGAAAATCACCCAATGGTTCTTTTACCGTTTCTGAACCAGGAACAGGCAATGCGTTCTCTTTCACTTTACAGGAGGTTGGAACTATTGTTCCATTTTCTAATGAAATGTTGTTAGACCCGAGTGTAAATGTGATTGATGCGTTAGCTCTTTTAGCTGGTGAAGGATTAGCTGGTGGTGAAGATACTTGGGGTCTTTTAGGTCAAGCATCTGGAGAAGGTATTTTCCAAAATACTGATGTTCCGGGTGTTGTTTTGGCTACCGGAAAAACACATTATAGTGATGTAACTGCTGATAATTTATTATCCGCTTTAGCTTTAATTAAAGGTAACGCACGAAGAAATCTTAAATGGGTAATGTCTTGGAGTGTTCTTTTATCCTTATATGGATTAAAAGACAATCAAGGCAGATATATCGTAAGAGAACCCAGTGGCACTGCTCCAGCAACCATTTGGGGTGTCCCAGTGGAGATTTCTGACGTTATGCCAGAAACCTCTGAAGTAAGTCAGGCTGGCAAAAAGTTTATCACCTTGGCTAACTTTGACTATGTTGGTCAAGCTCAATATGGAGGAATGGTTGTTGATATTTCAAAAGAAGCAACAATCAAAAAAGATGATAATACAACTTATAATCTTTTCCAAGACCACATGTCAGCCGTCAAATTCGTTGCTTATGAAGATATCAAAATCGCAATGGCCGACAAGGCTTTTGCTTATATCAAAACAGCATCATCTTGATAATTAATAGTGAAGGGGAGACTTGTGTCTTCCCTTCAAATTAGTTATTAATTTAAATAAACTATGAAAGTAAAGTTTAATGAAACAGTATCCTATAAGGGGTCAATATATTTCAAAGGTCAAGAATATGAAATGGAAGAAGATGATGTGAAAGCTTTAGGAAGTGTTGTTGATGTAATTGAAAGAAAGAAGGAATTGAAATATAAAAAAGCAGTCGTAACCGGAAAAGATACTATTAAAAAATGAATTCTTGAAATATGAACGAGTATAATGTTTTAGAATATCAAACTGGTTTTAGTGGCGTTGATTATTCTTTAGTTGCTTCTTCATTAGGAAAAACTTTTTCAACAAGTGAACAAAGTTTAATCTCAACTTATATCTCAATGGTTGAAAGTTATATTGTTTCGCAAACTAATAGGCAATTTAAAGTATTAACTAATGATGATTACTACTCTCAAAAGGGATTTTTAAAGGATAAATTTTTAAACTTCAAAGCAATGCCGATTGGAAAATTAAAAAGTATTTATTTTGATGGCAGTTTAGTTTATGAAAATGGAGTTAGTGGTTATACAATCAATAGCGATTTTTATTTAACTGAAAATTTTATTGAGTTTAGCGATGTCATTTATAATGAAAATGAAGGCAAAGAATATGAGGTTGTTTTTCAAATAAGTAAATTTTATGGTGATGATATCAAATTGGCAGTATTGACTGCCGTTCAAGAAATGTTTTTGATGAGGGATTATGGCCAAATGGATATTAAAAACGTCAGTTTAAATGGCTTCAATTTTAGTTTAGGTGATAGGTTTAATATATTAAAGGAAGTTATCAACAAATATCAAATCAAATTTATATGAATAATGTTAATGTCAAACATTATATTTTAGTAAAGACAGGAAATGTATCTTCTTTTAATGAGGGTAATACTTTTGGTTGTTTATTTTTCCAATTAGATGAAACAATAGCTCCATTATACCCCGATGTTAATATTGAAAGTTCGTTTAGATGTATATCATATAATGAAAACATTAAAGCCGGTGATAAGTTAGTTATTGTTGATAGTAACAACTCCGAATTTAATAATAATGATAGTTTTGTTGTTTATAGTGATTTCGTCAAAAGTAAAATAATTGGAAATGTAATCTATAGTGGGATTATAATTAAAGAATGATAAACCTACAGATAACTTTTAATACTCCAGCTTTAGAAAAGCTGAATGCTTTTAGTGTCAAAGTAAAAGAGGCAATCAATGATGCTCTCCAATGGTCTGCTTTATTCATAAAAGGGGAAGCAAAGAAAAATGCTCCGGTTGATACCGGTGTTTTAAGAAGCAGTATCACCGAAACTGGTGTTGTTGGTGATACAATAAGAGTCATATCACCGGTTGAATATGCTAAGTATCAAGAATTTGGTACTGGTGTTTATGCTGGTGGTGGAATGATATATCCAAAGAGTGGTAGGTTCTTAGTATGGCGTGATAGAAGGTCAGGAAAAATGATATTCGCAAGAGCAGTAAGAGGCGTACCGCCAAAGAGATTTTTCGGAAAAGCAATTGAAACATTTACACAAAGAATTGATTTATTAAAACAGTTTTTATCAGATCGTGTAAAATATTATTATGGGTGAAATTATTAATCAATTAAAAACAATCATTGGTCAAATACCGGAAATAAAGAAGGTATATTATGGTATTGTTAAAACAATAGAACAATATCCGGCCGTAGTTATTTTTGTCAATAATTTTAATGATGAGTATTTGGCGTTAGGAAAAATTAAACGGACTTATAATGTTAAAATCATTATTTATCAAATCGTTCAAGATGACCTTCAATCAAGTCAAGAGAATATTTATTCATTAGCCGATAAGGTTTTGGAAAAGTTAAATGATAGAAACAATCTAATTTTAAATGGTAAGATTGATTTTAGTTTATTACAGAGCGGTGAAACAGGTTTAATTCAAAGAGAAGGTGATGTTGTTATTTTAAATATTAACTATAAAGCAATAAAGACCATTGACTTTTAAATTTTTGATATAATTAAAATATGAAATACAAATATATTGGCCAAATAAAAATCAACCTAATTGGTTATGGGGAAGTCAATCCGGAAGAAACTATTGATATTAGCTGGTATATTAATAATCCATTATTCGTTAGGGTAAAAGATGAAAAAAAGAAAGAAAAGAAGTCTTGACATTATAAATTTATGCTATAATCTAATTATATGGCAAATCCACTTTTAAACTATATAGGGTTAGGAAAAGAAGCAACTTTTGGTACTCCGGTATCAGTTGATAAATATCTCAAGATTAATGAAAGTGATGGTATTCATATTAATAATGATACTCAATTTGTAGAAGCAATTATTGCCGGTGTCAACGCAAAAAATAAAGAGGCATTTAAAGGTAAAGTTGAAATCACCGGTGGTTATCAACTCCCATTGACTCCACAATATCCCATCCTCGTTTTTTATTCTGCTTTTGGTGGTCTTAGCACCGCCAATCTTGAAGCTGGTGTTTATAAACATACTATTACTGAAGAATTAACAAAGCCATCTTTAAGTGTTGAACAAAAGATTGGTGAAATTGTTAAAAAATTCGCTGGTTTTAGAACATCAGGCTTTTCAATCGAAGGGAAAGCAGGGGAAATGTTAGCCTTATCATTTGAAGGAATAGCAAAAAGTCAAAGTGATACTACAGAAACAACGCCAACCTATGAGTCCCATCGAGTATTAAATTTTGCTGATGTTAATTATGTTAAAATTGGCGGAGTTGATTTTAAAGGAAAGGTTGAAAAAATGTCAATCAAATACAAGAATGAACTTAAACCACTTTATTCTTTAGGGAGTAATACTTTACAGGAAAGTTATTCAAAGTCATCTGAAATAAGTGGAAAATTAACGATGTATTTAGACGACGTATCAAAACAAGTCTATGATGATATGGTTGCTGGCCAGACAAGAGATATTGAAATTCTAATCAATGGCGATACACTTGGTAGCACTAATCATTCAATCAAAATCATAATCCCGAAAGCAATTTTTGAAAGTAGCGAATTAAAAATATCAACCAACTATAATGCTTTAGATGTAGATTTTCAAGGAATTTATGATGCTACAAATGGGTTGACAAAGATTGAGGTCGTTAATGATATATCATCATACTAATTATGGTTGAACTCAAAACGCCATCAGGTTATATAGTCAAATTTAAAAGACATTTTCTCACTTATGGTGAAAAACTTGGAATACAAAAATTATATCTAAAGTCAACTAAAATTGACCCTATTACTCAAAAGATTATTGATTTAGATGCCTCCGTTGTATTTGAAGCGAATAAAATGGCTTTTAATTATTTAATAATTGAAATTATCACACCGGACAATCAATCAATTAAAGAAAATCTATATGATTATGTAATGAATTTAAAAGAAGAAGATGGTCAAGCAATTTTTAATGAATTGAGTAAATATCTCAACCCTGTACAAGATTTGGAAAAAAAAAGCAGTTGAATTATTTAAATTCTTCAAGGGAACTTCTAAATTACATCCGGATTTTGAAGATGTTTATGTTTGTGATCTTCTTAATATTACTTATACTGAACTTAGAAAACAACCCGACGATTGGGTTGAAAAAATGGTTTTGTACAAAAATCAAAAAGCAAAAGTAGAGGAATTAGAATTAAAGAAACAGCAAAATAGACAAAAATGAATTAGAAAATAGTATAATCTATTATATGGATAATAACATTCTTGAGATTATATTAAAGATAAAAGACGAGGCTTCAGATGAAGTAAAAAAAGTTGTTGGAAATATTACTTCTTCTTTTGGTGATGCTCAAAAATCATCTAATGCTTTTGGAAGTGCTTTATCTGATGTTGGGAAAATAGCAGCTGGAATTGGGTTATATAGATTAGTTGATTGGGCGGTTTCTTATACCAGCTCAATGGTATCAGCTGGGATTGAAACGGCAAAGTTTTATGAGAGTGCGAAAATAGGATTTACAACTTTATTGAAAGATAGTAAAGAAGCAGAAAAGGTCGTTGACGAGATAAAAGCAACTGCTTTAAAAACTCCATTTGATGCTACTTCTTTATTGATGGCAAATAAACTTTTAATATCAGCTGGTTTATCAGCTAAAGAAAGTCAAAGAGAAATATTGCTACTCGGCGATGCGGTTGCGGCTACTGGTGGCGGGAATGAACAATTGACGAACATGGCTATCAATCTTCAGAAAATAAAGAATTTTGGACAAGTAACTGCGATTAATATGAAGGAGTTTGCTGTTGCTGGGATACCTATCTATAAAATATTAGCAGACGCACAAGGAAAAAGTGTTGAACAAGTAAGAAAAATGAAGATAACGTATGATATGTTAATTGACGCTTTTGATAAAGCATCTCAAAAAGGCGGAATGTTTTACAAAGGGATGGAAAATGCGGCCGGGTCATTTCAACAAATTCAATCGAAGTTGAAGGAAGACTTTGATATTTTTTTTGCTGAAATATTGACAAAATCAGGGGTATTTGATGGTCTAAAAGCAGGAATGTTAAAGATGCGAGATGCTTTAATTTCCATTCAACCACAGATAATTGGTTTTGCTAAATCATTAAGCCAATTTATCCAACAGCATAAAACATTAGTTAATTTTATTTTAATAGCAGGCGGGGTGTTTTTAGGATTGGTTTCTGTGATTGGTATTGTTGTCGGTGTATTTACTTTATTGTCTTTTGTTATTGGATTAATCTTTTCACCTATTGTGATGATTATTGCTGGGATTTCTTTATTAATTGCTGCGTTCGTTATATTTCATACGCAAATAACATTAATTGTAAAGAATATTTATCTAACAATCTCAACGATTTTTACTCAAATATGGACTTTCGTTAGTAGTGTTTTTATGGCCATTTTTAATGTTATTTATTCAATCTTGTCATCAATTTGGAATATTATTTCCTATATTCTTAATCAAATATTTACTCTATTTGGATTTATATTTTTATCAATAAAAGCAGTAATTGAAACAATTTTAACGGTTATCTCAACGATAATATCAACAGTTTTGAATGCGATTTGGGGCGTCATAGGGACAACCTTGACTGGTTGGTGGAATACTTTTAGCACTAATTTAAACAATATTAAAAATACTGTTCAATCAATTTATAATTCAGTCCACGATTGGTTCACTAATAAACTGAATGAAACTTGGAAAGCGGTTGAAGATATAACCGGAAAGATTTGGAATTCTTTTAAAAATATGGCTAATGGGATAACAAACGCCCTAAAGTCAATAAAATTTCCTCATTTGTCAATGGGCGAAGGGTCCATAACAGTAATGGGACACGAGATTAAATATCCAAAACTAAACGTTGATTGGTATGAAAAAGGTGGGTGGGTTAGAAACACCGGATTGGCGGTTGTCCACGCCGGCGAGTATGTTTTATCTCGAGATATGTTGAGGGGTAGAGGAAATCCCGAAGTTGGAGTTGGAAAACAACAGTATGTTTATAACACAATTTACGCAAACGTTAATACTCAGGTTGATTTGGATTATTTAGCTTATAAGTTAGCCTATCAATTAAGGAATATATGATAAACCAAATTGTCATTGATGATTTAATAATATCACCCGAGAACGGCTACTTTATTCAATCAATAAAAGATTTGGGATATAAAACTAAATATCCGGTAGCCTCTATTTTATATTTACACGGAGTCAAGATTGGTGATTTGTTTTTTGAAAATAAAACGTTAGCGGTTGAATTAAAAATTGGAGCATCAACGGTTGCTGATTTAATTGAAAAAAGAAGTAAGATTTATGAGAAATTAACATTAAAGGAATACGGTGATGATAAAATAATGATTGATTTCTATTTAGGTAACAACTTAGTTTTAGAGGCCGAAGGGGTGGTTAAAGATGTTAATTCAGATTTGACAGTTGATGATATAACAACTTGCGATTTATCATTCACTATTGAACTTGAGGAAC